TCTCTCACCAAAATCCTTGTCTGGTGAAACTTTTTCAATTCCTTCATAACAATCCAGAAGTATCATACAACCCATTGCTGCAATGCTGTAATCTTTTACTACTGGATGTGATGCTTTAATTGATTCTGCTGTAACTGGAGCGACTAAAGTTAATGACAAACCAATTGCCGTGAGGAGTTTTTTCATTCATTCCACCAACCTTCTTCTTTATGTATCCACACTTTCAAATCTTTGACATAATTTCGCAATATTTGTGCTTGAGAGAGGTGCCATTCATCACCTGTCTTAAGATGCTGTCGAGTATGTTCATCGACAGCATCTAGACACTTTTTAATCACAGGGTTCCAGGGTTCCCTTACAGGAGTGTTCCACTCTCGTGGCATAATGCCTCACTTTTTCTTTCCGCCGTTCTTTGCTTTGTTTGCATTAGCATTCCCAGAATTCTGCTTTTTGTTATTTGCAGAACCTGCTCCACCTTTTTTGCCCTTGTTTGCAGACTTTGCCATCAAACTCCACCAGTGCGAGGTTGAACTTGACCTTCAAGAACTTCAACTCTTTCTTCAAGAGATACTGGTGCTTCAGCAGCAGGTGGTTCTGGAGGTGCTTCTACAACAGTCTCCTCTCTCTTGGGCTCTTCCTTATGCTCATCATCACCTTTCTTCATGGTATTAATACCAAAAGTAGCAGCAGAGGCGGTGAAAACTGTAGCGATGAATGTTGGGTCCATCTTTGACAGCATACCCGCATAACTAGCAGTCAGGAGAGCAGCAGACCAACTCAAAATCGCAATACGAATAACTTGTCCCATGGCTTTTTCTTTCTTGTTATCCATCAGTCTTCAGGATTGATGTTCTTTGTTATTTAGGATTTTAGAACCTAAACTTAACATTTGCAGATACTGCAGTGTTGCTTACTCCATTATTAATCTGATGGACTCCTTGAATGCTGACAATCTCTTTGTAGTCAAGAGTTGCTGATGCTTCAATCGCATTATCAGTCGCATAAGAACCTTCTACACTTACACCAAATAGATTCTTTTTCTTACCACCAAAACGAGTCTCAAGTCTTAGACCTGCTTCACCAACATTATAAGTTTCATTGACTGCAGCAACACTTCTTGCTGATTCTGATGAACCAGTTTCGGTGAATGCGTTTCTTGTATAGTTGCGAACAGTGTGTCCAACGAAAGGAGTGATGTTCTTGTGAGCGTGGAAGAAAAGTCTATTGCTGACCCACCATTCTTGTCCAGCAGTCTGACTATCATTACTGAAAACTCCAGCAACATTTCTGGAAACACTATAGTTGTTCTGAGCAAGACCAGCGTTTGTCAAAAGTGATAAAGTATTGCCTCTGAACATATTGAAGACACCATAGTGATTCTTCAGCAGTTTAGAAGTGCTATCAGTTCCATTCAGATTTAGAGTTACATTATTATACTGACCACCGATAGTCCAAGTTGGTTTGATATCAATTTCTAAACCACCACCATAGATGAATGAGGTTCCAGAGTATCCTTCTTCACCTTGAGACCAAGCATAGTAATTCTTACTGAACACTCTAACCTTTTCTTTTGATTGAGATGGTTCGTGATTGAGAAGTCCTTGTAGTCCTTCACCAATCTTATCCATAACTTCATGCTGGTCTACACGACCATAAAAATCAGCGTAATCGTGAGAGGTTGCAACAACACTTGATTGCGATGTAGTTACAACAGCAGTTCCATTTGTGACTACCGTTGAATTGTCACTATAAGTATCAGTTGTGACTGGTGTGGTTGTGGTGGTTGTGACTGAAGTGGTTGTTACATCAGTTTGAGTGTGACGGTTTACTCTCTGTCTGCCACCATCTTCTGATGCTGTATGAGTAACAGTTGTTGCGGATACAGGAGCAAGAACAGCAACTGTAGAAACTACATTATTAACAGTGCTAGAACTTACAAGAGTTGGTGGGGGAGGGGTTCCACCAGTTTCGTAAATATCAAGAATACCATTTTGGTTAGCATCACCAGAAAGAGCTGCTGCTGAAAGACTTACAGTGCTGGAGAGAATAATACTATCCATTGGCATCCAGTTGACTGTTGGAGACCCTGCGGCATTGTAAGTGAACTGATAGTCACCAGCTGCAAGTCCAGTAAAGGTTACACCCTGCCAAGTGGATGATACTTGACTATTGCTTCCATAAGCAACAAGTTGTGATCCATTAGAAGTAAAATAGTTTGTTCCATCAATCAGCCCGTCTGGTCTTGTTGATGAAAGTAAAGTCCAGTTGACGGTTGTTGGTGAAAAACTAGTTCCGTTGATGCCTTGTAATGTTAAGGTTCCTTCATTAAAGGTGGTTCCTGGATGCCAGTTTCCATACCAGAATGTAACTGACCCGTTGCCCCCACCAACATATCCGATAGAATTGGTGTGAGATAATGCTGCTGTTGGCACTCCAAGAAGAAGCGCAGACGCTGCAGCAAGCGCCTTTTGCGTATGAGACATGTAAAAGTCCTCTATGACTCAGTGTGTACTAAACGAAACAGACCGAAGTGTGTTTAAAAGTAAAGTATTCACCGAATCACAGAAGACTCGGGCTATGTAGATTCAGATCAAAAGATCAAGAATCAGTTATGATTGCTACTATTTATCCTTTTTTCCAGGATTCACCTTCTGCTTTTCTTCTACGAGCAAGACCTGCTTCAACATTAGAACCAGGGTTACGATAAAGGAATAAAGCATCAGGAACTAAATCCCATTCTTTATTCTTTAGGCGTTTAGTAATAGTATTAAAGTTATCGCCACCGTAGAAACCAGCACCAAGATTATAAGCAAAGCTGAGCAGAGCTCCTCTTTTCCCATCTGACATTTCGCTCCAATAAGGAATTTTTCTTAAAGCAGGTAAAAACTCTTTTTTACACTGCTCAATGAGAAGTGCATCTGCTTCTGCCTGTGTTAATGTATCACCAAGTTTGAATGCTGAACCATCTTTCTTACGAGTAGAACCCCAACCAATTGTGATTGGAAGTCCACCTGTGAGAGGATCAGGGTATGCCTTGAGATGACATCCCTCAAACTCTTTGATTAACTTGATGCCCATCATTGGCACATCATCACCACCTGTTACAGGAGCTGCAGCAGCAGGGGTTGCTGGTGCAGCACTAGTCTTTTTTCCGCGAAAGAGCTCCGCCCACTCTACATTATCTTCAAGAAATTTAACTGGAAGATTGTCTTCTAACCATTGAACTGCTTTAACATGATTAGGATTTCTTTCATCATAAAACTGAAAGAAATTGTGTAAATCTACTTTTGCCATTGTTGTGTCTCCTATCAGTCGAAAATTCTACCCCAACCATCGTTGCCACCGGGGCACCAACGATGCTTAAGCATTGCTTTAGTGTAAGTGGTCTTCTTACCGTTTGTCACTGGACCAGTGTAATTGTCATTGCATGAACCATAAGGATCATTAACAAAATAACCTTTACCATCTGGTGTCTTGCCAATTACAACACACATGTGCCCACCAGTAGGTGCAGAAAGAGGACCCCTGTGCAGAATACCAATAACGACAGGTTTCCCAGCATCAAGACTTTTATCAATATCAGCGAAAGAAAGATTGTAACTAAAGTGTGACTTAACTCCATAACCTTCCAGAACTTTTGTCTGAACGGCATGATCCGTTGTATCACCAATTGCAAATACTTTCTTGACATACTCATCATCACCTTTAATGCTTCCTGGCTTGAGGAAAGCAAGACACATAGCACATGACGAACTGTTGCAAGTTCTGTGTGCATCTCTGTAGTTGTCTACTTGATTGAAATAAGGAACTGCAAGAACTTCTGGAGTGGGTGGTTTGGTTCTAAACAGTCCAACCCAATCAGTTTCTGCATCATCAAGAAATTCAGCGGGAAGATTATCTTCTAACCATTGAACTGCTGCAACATGATTTGAATTTTTCTCATCATAAAATTTAAAAAAATTGTGGAGATCTAATGCCATTGAATATTCCCAGACACTGAAGATATTTATAAAAAAAGCGCCTATTTGGGCGCTTTGTTAATCTTTAAACTAATTCAAGTTCCAATACTGAAGAACGAATATAGTTTAGTATATTTTCAGGTGTCGATACTTCATATGGGTCGGTGTCCGCATTGTCACGGAAACCGTCCTCCACGAATATCTTTTCGATGATTCCATTATCCACGACTGCAGCATAACGCCAAGAGCGACTGCCGAAACCAAGGTTAGACTTACTGACGAGATATCCCATTGAGCGAGTGAAGTATGCATTGCCATCAGGAATAAGTTTGACTTTTTGAATGTTTTGATCTTGTGCCCAAGCATTCATCACAAAGCCATCATTAACAGATACACAGTAAATAGCATCGATACCAAGAGCAGCAAACTCTTCGTACTTCTCTTCAAATCCAGGCAACTGATAAGCAGAGCAAGTAGGAGTAAATGCACCAGGTAAACTGAAAATAACCACACGCTTAGCATCAAATAGTTCAGCAGATGTTTTAGTTACAAACTCACCAGATTCACGGAATACAAATTCAACTTGAGGAACTTGATATCCTTCTTTACGCATCTTAACCTCCATCACCAGATGCCAGGAATGACTTGACCTGTCAGGGCATAGGAACCCATAGCGGCAACAATACCAATCATTGCTGCCCAACCGTTAATGCGTTCTGCGCGTTCGTTCATTGTTTTTCTCCTTGATAGGGGTGTTGTTGTTTGAGTTCAGGATTGGGTTGGGAGAAGACCATAGGACTTCTGGTTTTATTTTTGATAACAATAAAAGCGTCGTTCTGATACGATACGGTTCCAAATGGCTTCGCCCACTTTGCATTTGCGTCTGGGTGAGTAGCAGTTCCTGTGACTGCTACACCGCCAATCTCAACAGAGAGTTCATCGTTGGCGTCCCATCCAAGTTCTTGTAGGGCAAGAGCGAACTGCCCAAGCATTGCAGCGGTCACAGATTTTCCTCTTGCTCGGTCAGAATCACACAGTCACTGGTGGGGTATGCCACGCAGGTGAGAACCCAACCATCTGCTTGTTGCTCATCATCCAGGAAAGACTGCTCCTCATTGTCCACAGTGCCGCTAATCAGTTTGCCAGCACACGCAGAGCAAGCGCCTGCCTTACACGAAGAAGGAAGGTCCACACCTGCTTCTTCTGCTGCTTCAAGAATATACTGATCGCCTTCACACTGAATGGTGGTTTCGGTGCCGTCAGGAGAGCGGAGAGTAACATTGTAGGTGGTCATTAGTAAGTTTCAGAGAGTTGATCTACAGCATAACCCAGGATTACAAAAAATGCAACCGTGGTGATGGTCCAGAGTGCTTCAGTCATTTCAAATTACACCAAAGAACAGGTGACCAGTCATTGCGTAAGAGATAAAACCAGCCACGATGCCAAGCATAGCCCAGCGACCATTAGTAGATTCGGCTCGTTCGGCATAAGTCTTCATCCCATACTTGATTGCGTCTTCATCAGAAATATAAACGGGTGGTTCAATGGCCCACATATTCTGTTGTCCACGCTCATTTGTTGTTACAGTCATTTGAGTTTTGTAAAGAACTATTACATAATTATATAGCAAATCTTAAGAAAAAACAAGGGTGGAAACCCACCCTTGTTAGGAAATACTGACTTTAATAAGTATTAATACTTACAAAATCATTTTTCGCCTAGACCAACTTGTTGGACTTTCAGACGGGCACGGTGCAGAACCGAACCAGCAAGAGGAACATAACCCAGATCATCAGCAAGACCTTGTGCCTTGGTGCTGAGAGCATAGTTCAGAGCATCACGGACTGCCTCTGCCTTACCAGGAGCATAACCACTCTTATAGGCAAGAATCCAAGTCAGAGTGGAGATAGGATAGGCACGGGGGTTGCTGGGGTTGGGGTCTTCACCAGCAAGGGTCACAGGGTCCAGTTTGATGCTGTTGAGAGCAGCAGCACCAGTGACCGCAGAAGGACCAACAAAGTTGCCTGCCTTGTTCTGGAGGACAGCAGCTTGGAGTTTGTTCACACGGACAAAACCAGTGTTCACATAACCAATACCACCAGGAGTATTCTTGATGGTTCCAGCAACGCCTTCATTACCCTTGGCACCAATTCCAGTAGGCCAATTGATGGATTTACCAACACCAGCAGTCCAACCACCAAAGGCATCCAGAGAGTTGGTGAAAGCAAAGGTGGTTCCAGAACCATCAGAACGATGGACAACAACCATCTTACCAGCAGCACAACCGACTTGCTTATAGTCGTTGATACGTCCAGCAAAAATATCAACAACTTGCTTCTGGGTGAGTTTCAGTTTACAACCAGGCTTGTTATAAGCAACAGCGATGGTTCCACCAATCATAGGAATTTGAACAACACCACGCTTGACCTTCGCTGCTTCTTTTGCCTTGATGGGTTCATCAGAAGCACCAAAGTCAACAGTTCCAGCAACAAACTGACGAATACCAGCACCAGAACCAACGGACTGATAGTTTACACGGTCGCCAGTAGCACCAGCATAGTCCTGGAACCAGCGTTGGTAGATGGGGGCAGGAAAAGTAGCCCCTGCACCATTGATGGCAGGGGCAGCAAGTGCAGCTCCAGGAGCAGCAGCAAGCAGACTAATTGCAGCAATGTGTTTGAGTTTCATTGTCCTATCAGAAACGGAAGGTTGTTTGAATCACACCACCATAGTACTCTGAAACATTGTTTTTGAGACCTTGGTTGTTAGACACATAGAACAGAGAAGGGGTCACACTGACATTATCACTGAGTTTGTGACGATAGAACACTTCAGCAAGAACTGCCTTCTTATCATCGGCAAGAGAAGCAGCATTTCCAGGTTGTCCAACAGCAATGCCAGCAGCATTACCCTTAGCAAGAACATCACTCCACTGAAGAGCAGCCATCCAAGTTTGAGTGTCGGTGGCAGCATTAGGAGTAGTCTTACCATTGGAAAGACTTACTTCATTCCAACCGTAAGCACCACTTACAGAAGGAATAATACCAGACTTCTTGGGTTGCCAGTATGCGTTGATGGCATAGTTGTTAGAGGTCTGATTAGCAGCAAGAGCAGCAGATCCACCATTAATGGCATTCACATTACGAACACGGGTTCCTTCGGTGCCGTAGCGGTAACCGAAAGCAATACCATACTGAGGAGCACGGTAACCAACTTGAGCAAGAGTGTTCAGGGAACCATCTTCATCAAACTGACCCTTGGTAGAATCGTTACCATTCTGAGCAACATAGTTCAGGTTAGCAACAAAACCACCAGCACCTTTCTTCTTGGTGGGTTGAACCCACTCTACACCGAAACCAGAACCAGTTGCCTTGTTATAGACACCAGGAGCACCAGCAACAGAGAAGAAGTCAAGAATATCAGAACGATATGCAGTGGGAACCCAAGCCATCTCAGTGTTACGAACCTGAGCACCAGCAGTCAGATACACGCCCTTAGCAAGTGCAGGGAAGCGATAGTACAGACGGTCCAGAGTCATCGTGTTCGCATAGGTTTCTGCCTTGTCAAGTTTGAGCAAAGAAGAGGAAGAACCAAAAGGAGTGCTGGAGAAATTACCAGAACGCAGACGGGTCTTGAGCAGATCCTTACCAGTGAAGGAAGTATCAAAACTCAGGCGGAGGTCATAGTTGAAGGCAGTGTTGCCGACATTGCTGCTATTAGCAAGACGAGCACCATCTACACCACCCAGAACGAAGGTTGCTTCACCTTTGAGTTTGGTGGTGGTGGAGAACTGTTGTGCTTCAACAGAACCAACTTTCTTTTCCAGTTTTGCAACTTGACCACGGATGACAGTCAGTTCCTTAGCGAAATCAGTAGCAAGACGCTGAAGTTCATCGGTGTTTTCAGTTACACGCTCAAGACAGGAGTTCAGCAGTGCTGCTGCCTCAAAACGAGTCAGAGTCTTACCGCCAGCAAAAGTGCTGTCGGTGAGTCCAGCGATGCATCCATACTTCTCGATGAGATTGCCCAGGGCTTGATATGCCCAATCACCAGGCTTGACATCTGTAAATTGTGTGACGCTTGTAGCTTGTTCTGCGGAAACATATTGGTTGACTGCTGCCATATTAAGGTCTGCCGCATTCGCAGCAACAGGAGCAACCATTCCCAGAGCAACAGGTGCAAGCATCAGTTGTTTGAGTTTCATAAAAGTTTGTTTTTTAGTACTAAACGACAATTGAGATTCTATCAAAAGATAAAACCTCAGTATTTAGAGGTGCTTAATTAGTTCTTAAAAAATAATTAAGTTATTGGTATAATAGCATAACTGTATCAAGTGTGTCAATTAAGAACAGGTTAATAATTTTCACCTAAGTCAATCTGTACGCCAGGCAACATAGTAATAATCTTTCCTTTGTAATCGGGTCTCAAAGATTGGATAATATAGTCTTTGAAGTTATGAGCCAGCACAATCAAATTCTCTGGTTGTTCTTTGTAAAGTCTCTCTCTTGTCACTACTTCAAATCCAGTTCCAGGCACAAACATACCCTGTTTATTTTTGGTGTCATCAACCACATAAGCATCAGGAAAATTTTTGGTGCTGATGCCAAGTGCATTCAGATAGACACATCCCTTTGCTGCTGCACCAAAGAATGCTGTGCGACCAGGAAGATTTTCAATCCAGTTTTTATCTTTTAGAATCTTCAAATGCATACGACTTGCAGCATCAAAGAAATTAAACTTCTTCTCTGCTTTCAAGTATTCATCAGCAGCACCAGTGGGATTGGAATGTTTCTTATGAGAAATCCAGAGGCGCAATGTGCCGCCATGAATAGTCTGTTCTTCTGTATTAACGATTCTCAAACCATAATTATCAAACAATTTAACCAGTGGTGTCACCAACCAATAGTAATAATGTTCATGATAGAATTGGTCAAACTGCAATGTTTCAAATGTTCTCAGTGTGTATGGAAACTCAAGAATCCATACACCAGTATCGGCAAGGTGTTTCCTCACTGCAGCAAGGAACTTCTCTGCACCAGGAGTATGTTGAAATACATTAGTTGAAGTAATAATATCTGCTTTGGGAAGTTCGAGTTCCTCATTAAAGTAGTCATTGATATACTCAATACCTGCTTCAAGATTTTCTTCACGGAAAGAAGCAGATGCGTCCACATTAATCAGTCGCAGTGGGTCAGTAGATTGAGACCGAAATGCTTTCAGTAACGTACCATCATTACCACCCACATCAATAATAGTATTGTGCTTCAGATGTTTAATACTGTGCCACATTTTCTGGCAATGATAAACATAAGGTTTATTCACCGCAGAATGATATAGGTATTTCATATACAATTCCTCTGAGGGAATTGCTAAATCTAATTGTATTTTTAAGTCCTTATCAATCACAGAACTCATTGGATATTGAGTTGCATTCAATGCTTCCTGCTTGGTTGCAAACAAGTTATTTACCAGGGGTTGAGTTCCAAGGTCAAGTAAAGTTTTATCCATTCGGTTGTCCGCTCGGTTCAGTAATTCTTCCTAGAAAAGGATCGTAGTTCATATAATCAGCAATGTCAATCGTTGCTCCATTCTGAGCCCAAAAGTTTGAGAGAGCATTAAAGTTTCCTTGATGAAATGCATTGATGTGCTCTGGGTGAATTGAAGAACCTAATTCCGTTTTATAAAGCAACAAAGGAATTGCATAGGTATTACCTGAATTGTAAATCAAATCATCAGCAACCGCACGGGGTTTGCATCCATTATCCAGTTTATATTTTTCTCCACGAGTATGAAACCTCAACAATTTCTCTGCATGATGGCGAGTAATCAAATAACAAGCCGTAGAAAAGTCATTCACAAATCGCTTGTGTAATTTGACATGAATGTCTCCAGTGCAAATAATTGCCAACTGAACTACATCCCAATCATAAGGAAGATGTGCATAGAAATCTACCCAAGAAAAATTCCAATACTTAACCAAATCAAGACTGCAATCATCTTCCATCATAATTGCATATGGACTATCGGAAGTTTCTAACCAGTGCTTCATTGCTTTGAGATGACTGGTGACGCAACCAACTTCTCCAGATGACATATTATCTGGATACTTACCAGTAATAATATCACTCAAGTCATCATCCCGACCATCATATGCAGAGATGCGTGTGTAGTTTTCAATCTCCCAATATTTAAATTGGTTTTCCATGTATTCCCATCTCTCTGGTTGTCCGTCCAGATTGAGGCAATAGATTGGACCGATGTTCTTGAGTTTATGTGCTGACTTATTCTTATCTAGAAGTTCATTCATAAATCAATCCAAAATACTTCTTCATCTGGAGCACCCCAGGTAATTCTTTCATCACATTGAGATTTAACTAAATCATCCACAACATAAACTTTGTATCCGAGATTCAGTAAATCATAACACAGGCGATACTGTTGGCTTTCTTCTACAATATCAGTGCCCTCTTTGTAGGAGATATACTTAAAAGCAAAGGGCAGTCGCTCTGTATTGCGATTAACAAACCAATCTACCAGGAATCTAGCGTGTTCGTCATTAAAACTATCAGTTGTCAATCCAAGATTATATTCCAACCCCAGTTTTTTTGCATATGCAGCAAAAGAACGATTGTCTCTTGGTAAGCACGGACCACCATATCCATAACCAAACCTCAAATACTTGGAACCAACGCGAGTATCATCACCAATTGCTTTTAGAACTTTAGAAATCTCACACTCACGACCACTCAAAGCCATCACTTCACCCACCATATTCGCATAGGTAATCTTGGTTGTCAAGAAACAATTCACTGCCAACTTCACAAGTTCAGCAGCAGTTGTACTCATTGTATGAACTTTGGGTTCAGTGACTTGTATTTTGTTATAGATTTCTTTGATGACTTCCAGGTGCTGACCCTCACCACCAATTAGAACCATATCGGCATACTGAAGGTCTTTGATAATCGAACCCTGCGCGATGAACTCTGGATTGTAATAAACATCTACACCATAAGGATTCAGTTGTGTCTGGAACAACTCACAGTCTCCAGGATTAGTGGTGCATCCAACCACCAGTGTTTTCCCATTCGTTGAAAAAGGACAATCTTGAAAGTCATTTACAACTTGCCAGACTGCACTGACATCATAACTTCCGTCAGGCAGTGATGGTGTTGCCACAAGCGTGTAGATAATATCACATTGCTTAATGACTTCTACATTATCAAGAACTGCATTAAAGTTCTTAGCATCATCAAGCATCTCTGCAACTTGTGGTTCGTTTGTATTGATGATACGGTTATTCAGTCCAATCACATAATCATCTCTACAGTCAGAGACAATCACTTCATATCCTGCTTTTTCCAATAGAAGAGCAAAGCAAATGCCAAGTCTTCCTGCTCCGATAAGTCCAATCTTCATTTTAACTTTGCTGTAATCAGTAAGTGCCAACCAAGGTTTTTCTCAAGAGTCCTAAACATTTCAGAAGGCATTGCATCAAACCAAGGTTGTTTGATATACTCTCCACGCTTGTAAGGTTCTACTTGATAAGGAAAGATATGGTCCTGTTCGATAGAAAGAACTTCATACCCATCTAACAATTCTACCACATCTTCTTTCGTATAGGTATTGGCAATCGGACAACCATACTGTGCTTCTGGTTGGTCCAGACCCGCCTCAATCATATAGTTCTTCCAGGAATCTTTTGCATAAAGCATAATCTTAAGAACACTGTTCTCATTCATATACTTTTTCGCTTCAGAAACAATCTTTTCTGGATGTGGACTATGATGAATCACACCAAAAGAGTAAATCAAATCATAAGTTTCCACAGGAACAAACGACGAAAGTTCCTCTGCATTGCCAAGATAGAACTGTCCTGGTTGATTATAAAGACTAAATCGTTGTTTAGCAATCTCAAGACTCTCTTCAGACAGTTCGACTCCAGTATAGTCTGCACCATTAAACGGAAAGTTAATTCCAACAGTACCAAGACCACAACCAATCTCTAGGACTTTCTTACCCTCCCATTGAGGAAATCGGGTAAACATTAGAATATGATTCTCAACAAAAAACTTCTTCTTTGTGACTTCATTAAAGTATTCTAATGTGCCAACTTCTTTAGAGGAATGACGAATATTACAGGGGCGGTCATTCCAGAACTTTTTTACTTCATCAATTGTTGCTGTCATAGTTGGAATGTAGGAATAGAATTCATTTTATGTTTGTTCTGTGTATTAAATTTTTGATATTGTTTAATTGCGGTTCTTTGTTTATCCGTAATTGGAATTCCTCTCCATTGTGTGAGTGAGTCTGGTGTGGCAAGAGGAGAATTGCATACTCCAGATTCCATCACCCACTCAAGGTCTTCATAGGAAACACCAAGTTGGTCTTCGTCAGACCGACCATCTTCCCAGAGACCGTCCGTGGGTGTTGCCTCAATAATGCGTTGGTCTACACCAAGATGTTTTCCAAGTTCCCATACTTCAGTTTTGTAAAGGTCTGCAATGGGGGCAATATCAACCCCACCGTCACCATATTTAGTATAGAATCCTACACCATAATCTTCAACTTTATTGCCAGTACCAACCACAAGTCCACCCACAGTTCCTGCAATCTGATACAGAGTCACCATCCGAAGACGCGATTTGGTATTTGCATTTGCCAGAGCATTTGTTGTATATTCATTACTATCAGTCCACCAATTGAGACTATGAACGAACTTATCATACACACTAGAAAGTTCGACACGAATTCTCTTCACATTTGAATACTTTGCTTCCAGTGCTTTGGTGTAATCATCTGAAAGTCTGTCATTATCAACACCAGAAAGCAGCGGCATTGAGAGCACATAAGTTGGCAATCCAGTCTCCGCACACAGCGTAGAAACTACACCAGAATCAATACCTCCAGATACTCCAACAACAAGTGCTTTAATGTTATTGTCAGAAACATAATTCTGAATCCACGATACAATCCGCGTCTTCAGTTCTTCATAATTAGAAACTCGGTTCATAATACAATCCAATCAGGACAATAAAGGTCTTTTGTATCTTTGTCCGCATACGCTGGTCCAAACCACATACGAGGAGCAATCACTTTTTTGTTGGGATTGGCAATGAGCCATGCACCCCACCAACTCATAGAACTATTAGCAATAATAGCATGAGAGCACAAAGACATCAAGCACAAATCCGCATAGGGTGTAAAAGAACCATCACCATATTTTTCTTGTGGTTCTGAGATTAAGAATCTATCGCCAGAAAAGAATTCTTGCTCTTTAACCCAATCTACAGAATCAGAAAACACAATTACAGGTTGGTTGTCATCAAACTCTGCAAGTGCTTTTTCGTAATACTCAATCGGTTGTACGGGGTGTTGGTCTCCACATTGGGTGTAAGACCACTTAAATCCACGGGGGTCTGTGAGATTTGGGTCTCCACGACGAACATGAAGCATAATGGGTTCTCCTTCAACAGAGTCCATCATCTCTTTACATGGACCTAAATGTTCGTCATGAAAGGTGAAATCTTTACGAATCTCATCAGAGATATGTTGGAAGTATTTTTCTGACTGAAAGAATCCATAGAGACTTACATCGTCGGGACAATTTTCAAATAGGTCTTCAGAGAAATGAAAATGAGGTTCCTGGATGTATTGAAACTCTTCAACTACACCTTCATTTCTTTCCGATGCAAGTTTAAAACATTCATGAAGACTATAGTTTTCAATTCCTTTTCTTTCTGATGGGGGAATGCACCAGTCATATCCATGTTTAGCAGCAATGCCACGAAGGGCTGCATACTCAAACATCTGATTACCAAGTCTTCCCAGACTTCCCAAATGATTAAATGCCAGCATATTTCTTAAGATAGTCTTGTTGTGAATAATATTCCCTAAGTTGTTCTTTGTTCATCAATTGAATCTTTTCCCACTCTTGCATATTAGATGTCATGTGAGGATTGCTGAACCAAGAGTTTTCACCTCTTGCGTGTTCTAAATGATAAACATAATCATTAATTCGTCCTACATTATAATCCAAAGTTGTGAATCTGTAAAACCTTTCTTTATCTTCTGGTGCATATGCTTTGAAGTTTTCATTCTCCATACCACCATCAATATAAACTTGACGATTAAAGAATTGAACCCAACCAAAGTCGGATGTATGAAGATTAGAATGTCTGTTCAGTATCTCGTAATTTCCTGTCTGTAAGAAATCAGAAACAATCTCATCAGTTGCTCTGACTTGATACTGATACATTCCCTGACCGTATGGGTAGATTACATCGTGAGTATGATGAAGAATAGATTGATACGCTTCGTGATATGAGTCTAGTGGCAACAGAACATCGCAGTCATAATTCACAACGATTTCTGTCTTTGCCTCTGCAATCATTTCATTCAGAACTTTCTGACGATGGAAGAGTGGTTCATTACTCTTCTCAAAGATATGCTGAATATTTACATCTACATCCAAAATATTATTCAGGACTGGTAGTGCATCTCTCTGGAAAACAGATTCAGAATCTACCTCTTTGATAAGAATGTTTGTATCAAAGTTCTCTAACAGAAATGCAGTGGTTGTAATAACATTACGCAACCTATCTTGAGATTCAATACGAATTGGAATGATAAATGTTGCTTCTGATAAATCAATCTTCATCGGAATACCTCTTATCATTAATGAAGAAGTCTCTGTGCTTCACCATCAAATAATCAATCTCTTTACTATCAACCATCCAAGAGCCCTCTGGATGTTCAATAATTGCATCATACTGCATAGTGCTGCTAGTGCGGTCTTCGTGCTCTCGGTTTGCAATCAAAATATCTGGAATAATATGAGGCATTCCGTGTGCGAATCTCATACGATGATAAAACTCAACATCCACCAGGAGTTTAAGTTGCGTATCCAGATACATCTTTGCATCATTTAAAAGTGCAACGCAAGATGGACTACCCAGAAGATTACGACCTTCTAGAATCATATCGCACCACCGTGGCACACAATCACGGTGAGTTTCAATACCATCTGTTGTATGAGTGAATCCATGAAATAACCACTTACAATTCGTTTCATCAAACCCTTGCTTGATTTTTTCAAGTGCTTCATCATGAACGAACAGGTCATCTTGCATAATCAACTTCAGAATTCTACCCTCTGCATTCTCCATCACGCAATTGATGTTAGATGCTTGGAATCCACGGTCATTTGGATTCTTCATATAGGTAATAGTAAATTCTTCGCTGCTCTCTTCGCAAAAATTCTGAATGACATTATCTTTACTATGGTCGGATACAACAATCTCAAAGTCTTGGAATGTTTGTTTCCGCAGACCATCAAAAATAGCAGTGAGATATTTTACACCCTGCCCCCTAAATTCGTAAGTAGGAATACAAACTGAAATCTCAGGCATCAATTCTCTCCCAACGCTCAGGCACCAAGTCTTTATCATCAAGTCCTGCCTGCGGACCAAACCAATTCGTTGGTGCAATGACATGCTCTGAACCAGACAACCATGCACCCCACCAACTAAATGAACTATTCACCATAATCTGATGAGAACACATTGACATCAAGCACATATCGTGGATATTGTCACTAGAATCAGAAACCATAAATCTATCGTCCGAAAAGAACTCTTCACTCTTTACCCAGTCAGGTTCATCAGAAAAAACAATGACGGGAAGTTCTGGAAACTTTGCCAGTGCTTTTTCATAATAACTATTGGGTTGAACTGGATGATACTTTGACTTTACAACTTGGTCTGTGCGACGAACATGTAATGAGATTGCTTTTCCATCAGGAACAATCTGGTCGAAGATTTCTTTACAAGTATTCCAAACATCATCTCTCCACACAAAGTCTTCACGAATCTCTTGTGCGATATGAGCGAAGTATTTTTCTGACTGGAAGTATCCATAAAGATTGCGATTGTCTTCGCAGTTATTGAATAGTTCCTCATCAAAAGTAAAACTTGCTTCCTGAACGTATGGTGCAGGAAACAGATTCACTTCTTTAACAAATGGCAACTTAAATGCCATAAAGAGTTTATGTTGATTCTCTTCATCATTAAACTCATCATCATTCTCTGGTCCAGGAGGAATACAGAAATCAAATCCACGATTTGCTGCAATACCTCTAGTGGCAGCATACTGGAACATTTGATTGCCGAAACGACCGTTTTTACCTAGGTGATTATGTCCTATCATAGTTGTGTTCCCTCTGGAAGAAAGAAATGAAATCCAAATGGTTTAATGCCTTGAGTTTCTGGGAGTGGGCGTTCGTGTGAGAATCTTGCTGCAACCTCAATTGGTGCAATCTTACATCCAAGTGCTTCATAGATATGGCGATTATGAACGCAGATATTACCATCCTCTGAAGTAAAACCTACATCCATATGCTTATAGAAGTCTCCCCAATTCACATCAAAATGAATGTATGCGTGTTTAGGAACATCTAACAGTTTCTTGCTGCGGAAAGAAAATCCACCGTTTCCAACACGATGGGGTTTTCCCCAAGGGTCCAGGTAAGCGTCTTTTGCAAGAGCCCAAGGTGCTCCAATGTAATCATAGTTAAACCAATCATTGTCCCATTTCTCCGGGTTAATCACAAAACCATCGGGTTGGACTAACAAACAATAGTCTGTATCAATATGATTCGTCAGATTATAAAGACAATAATAGTTGTAATCGTGTATGGATTTAATCTCATAACACTTCGAAAACTCAATACCCTCTGGAAGATTACCAGGGTCTTCGTGAGTGATGAGTTTAACTGCACCATACTTAATGCTCTTCATACTGTGCTTCAGAGCAAAAAGAGCACCTTCTACATTGTTTGATGAGATGCAGAATAATGTTACATTCGGTAGTTCAATCATAAATCACCTTCATAGATATTGGATGTTACTTTATATTCTTCCCATTCTACCCTACATTCATTGGGTGTGAAAAGTTTTCCCTGCCTATCCATATAGTGCGTGGGATAATTATATATGCTGCAACCAAGAGACCACCAACCCTGTGAGCGGTTAAAGTCAAACCAATACTTGGGAGCAATACAATACTCTAAAGTCTCACTCAACCACAGAGGCCAACAAGCAAATGTTGATGCGCCACAGATGACATGCTTTGCATTCTTGAGTGCTACGAAATCCCAAGCAACGCTGTCGTGATAGGCAGGATACTCTGGAAGAACTTGATTAGCAGTTTTAACATCTTCAGTCACAATCGCAAATTCCATCTTGGGATTGTGTGCCACCATTGCTTTGATTGCATTGTCATAATAAGACCGTGGCAACCAACATCCAGCATTTCCAATCATATCACTGCCACGGAAATTGATGATGCAAACATTATCTCCGTAAGTATCTGTATGTTCGTAATCTGGTTTAACTCTCAACCAATCTTTAACTAAATCAAGTTTGTCATAGAAATAATCTTCAGACTGAAAGAGTCCATCAATTTTGGTGTTGTCAGGAACCAAAAGAAGATTCTTATCCGTCAAACGAATATCAGTCCCCAACCTAGGGTCAGTGTGCTTGCCGTGGCGATACTCCACATAATAGTTCTCAATACCCTTTGGAAGTTCTGTAGGAGGGCCGCCAGGAGGACTAGAACCACCAACAACCTCACATCCAAGGTCCAGGTCCATAAAATAGACACCCTCACTGTTAAAGCGTGGGTCTCCAAGATTCTCTCTACCAGAGATGCCAAACTCATAACCAAGATTATGAGCCAACATTCTGGTTGTTACATAAGCAAAGAGTTGATTACCAAATCCTTGCCCGTGATAAAGTTCGGTAATAATCATGCTACTAACACCTTCATTGTATCTGCCACTTCATAATTACACATCCAAATTGTATATAATGCTCGTTCAATCATATGACTTTCTCCAGATAGTTGTGCGTGTGCTACAAATGTTCTTAAGTTTTGATAGAAGACTTTATCATACTTAAGAATATAATCTCTGGGTACGATATAGTTTGTTCCTGGTGCAAATCTTACATATCTTGGAAGAACGGGATTCTTAAAACAAAACAACATAAACTCATTATAAGATTTGAAATACTGACTTGGATGGTCTGGAGTATTCAAATACCAACTGTTATTTGTTTCCATCCAACCACCATCAGGAGAAAGCATCGCATATCCATTTTGCAATGCTGGTTGTTCTAAATCATGGAAAGTCCATTCCTCTACAGGACAAAAACATTTGCTATTAATAATCTTGTCAAAGAACTCTTGTGTGACATGACGACCAACCGTATTTCCTTTAATGAAAGCAGTCACTGGAGGTAATACATTGTAATTGTCAATAATAAAAGTCATATAGTCATAAATGTTATAACCATTTGATGATGTATTGACGATATTATAGTTTGGATATTTTTGTTTTAATCCTGATGGTTTGACGATTACATCCTTATAAGAACCACCATTCCAGGTTTTATCATAGATGATATGTGGATTGCGATAATTCTTAACCCACTCCAAGTCATTGTCATAACTTGAGATGCAAAGAAAATTCATTGAGACAGACTATCTTCTACAATTTTATCAAAGAAATATGGAAGAGTCAATGAACTCAAATCCATCGTTTGTGCTTGTTGATAAAGATTATCATTTTCAATTAGAAGTTCTTCCGTGACTTCTGAATAATGATTTACAAACAACACGGGCAAATCTTTATACAGTTCCTCAAGATATGGATGCCTCTTCATCACAGGAACACGCCTCATATAAAGAACTTCCCAATTGCGATGACAATCAATTGCATTACCTCTGGGACAAATCATAAACTTGGATTGTGATAGGTTGTATAGAAAGACTGAAAAAGAAACTCTTTGTTCGTGAACTTCCGCCCAGGATTGATTGCGGAACAAATCTTTTACACCAACTCTTTCCGAATGAGAACCTTCATTATGACTGACATACAAAAGTCCAGGAGGATTAGACGGAAGACTTTTCATTGCAGATGTAATATCTTCTATTCTTCTGTCATCAGGAGACATTCTTCTCTGCAATCCATATGGAGCAGGAATGACTTTACCTCCGTGAGACACAGCATTGACAGCAGAAACACACAAAACATTATCAGGCATAGCCTCAAAGATATATTCATCAATTGGAGTATCTTCCAGATTAGTGAAGATGATAAACTTCATATCTGGAAAATTTCCACACAGTCTTAATAAGTCGCTTTTGGAGTGTAAAGAGTCAATATAAGGTCTATCTGCCTCACTAACTTCTTTAATATACCTTTTGTATAAACGAATATTATCAATAAACAAAGTCATATAATTACGACTTTTCTTTACCTCAAATAATTTACTCACAAACTCAACATTAGTAAGATTTGCATCTTTCATAAATGAGGTGTAGATATTACCCCATTGACCTGACTGGTCTCCAAAAGAATAATCACAAAGTTTAGAAAGTGCTACACCCTCAATCAATTCCATGGTTTAATTAAATCAATATACTTCTCTTGATTTTGTTGAATATATTCTGGGAATGTATCATCAATCGGAACAACTTCTAAACGATTTGCGCGTCCCAGTGGGTCAAGTCCCATATCAATTCTCTCTTCCATATTATCGGTATTGGATGAGATATTATTTTCTGTGTGTTCGTAAGAAGCAAGTTTGAGACGCACATTATCTGCATCGCCCAAGAAACTAAAGTGCCATCCAGCATTTTCAACTTGATAAGCCTGTCTCCAGTCTGTGCGAAGTCTATCTACAGTCGTGGTCTTCAGGTGCTTAAAGGTGCAGAGACGAGTGCCTTTCCAATTCTCTTGATACAGATAGTTCAGTTTAAAGTAAAATGCACGACACAGAGCAACATAATTGTGTGATGGGTCAAACCAATCCAGGTCTTCAATCACATAGGGATTGATAATCTCATCAGCATCACTTGTCATCACAATGTCATCATCAGATGCACCTGCTTTGACAAGACCATAAGCACTACACTCACGATTATAAACAGCACGTTGGAAACGAATAGGTAAATCAATATAGCGTGTTCCACTTTCGTCTGTACTGCTATAGTCAGTATGGAAAGGTTTCTTTACCATATAATCACTGAAGTCATCGGGAATTGTTTCAGTAATATTGTGGATGATTTTATCATTGAACTTTCCAAAACGGTCTTTATTCTCTTGATAATACAATGGTTTCTCATTTCCACTCACAGTGAAAGGAGATTCAGTCAGAACAAAATAATCCACAACATCATTCAAAATATTGAGACGAAGTTCTAACAAATCTAATTCGTTAAAGAAAATAAATGAATCAAATACTTTCATCGGTCAGTCCTTTAATACGCAGGTGATTGCTTCTTTTGCCAGTCTTCCAACTTGCTTAAATTTAGATACGATTTCAGCATCCACAACTTGGGGGTCTACATACCAATCCTCATACGGATTACCTTCATTAGCAACATTTCTAACAACCAGTTCATAACCACGAGACTGTAAGAATCTCATTGCTTCTTCTTGGCAATCTGGACCTTCACGGTAAATATCAGTTTCATAGGTAATTACAGAAAAACGATAATCATCATGTGGAAGTTGCAACAGTGCATTCAGTGTTTGTTGTGCTGGTTCAATATCAACTTGCAAGTAATCAATTTGCTTGGGAAAATTATTATCTTCAAAAATTTTCTTGTAGTCTGCGGTCGTTGCATCTTCGCATAAACAAGAATTTTTACGAAGACTATTATAAAAATCCACAGCAGTTTGAATGATTTCAAAAGAAACTCCTCTCCACCCAAATTGAGTCTCAAGCAAATAACTATTGTTGATGACTACAGGATGGTCGCCACCAATTTCCACATAGGTTCCATTCTTCTTACCATTCAACATACTCAACACAAACATATCTTGGAATGCTTGTGAATAGTTGTTCTCAATATCTTCAGACCCAACAAACTGATGACGCAGTTTGTCAAAGTCACTCTTAAAATATCTACCGCAGTTTGGGAATGTAAAATCGCTCATTAGTTTTTCCAGTAGTCGTAAATGTCCTTGGTTACTTCATATTCCATACTCTTCACTTTTCTATTAGGTTGTTTCATTGCCCAAACAAACATACTCTCAATCAATTCATCAAGTTGAGTTTCATCTCTAAAGTCTAACATGGTTTTTGCTTTTGTATGGTCGCAATAAGCATGTTTGACTTCATGGCGTGGTTCTCCATGTTCGATAGGAACTTCATAACCATACCGTTTAGCAATTACCTGAACTGATTGTGCGACTTGATTTAGAGTAAAGTGTTTATCTGCACCAATATTAAAGATTTCATTATCATAATCCGTCAGCAGTTTATCAAACGGTTCCATATAATAACGAATGTCAGAAAAAGCACGAGTCTGCTCTCCATCACCATACACCAAAATAGGTTGTCCGTTGATTGCTTTACGGATAAAAATACCAATCACATTTCTGTATCGGTCCCAAATGTTTTGATAAATGCCAAGAACATTATGAGGACGGACAATATTATACCGAAGACCAAACTGTTCGTGTGCCAGTTTTAAATCACACTCTACAGCATACTTGGCAATCCCATAAGGGTCAATTGGTTGAGGTCTCTTATCTTCTGTAAATGGAGGTTCTTGCTCTCCATACACAGCCATACTAGATGTGAAGATAAATTTGGTGTTATGAGTAATACATTCGTTAATCAGGTTTGCAGAGCAGACAAGATTATTGCGATAATTAAAATTACGAATGAATGGAGATAATCCCTCTGCAGCATAAGCAGCAAAATGAAGCAGCACATCTGGATTGTGCTCTTCAAACAATTCAACAACTTTCTTTCTCTTCTCCAAATTAAACTTTGCAAAAGTGAAGTTTTCTGCTGATGGGACAAATGCTTTATATCCTCCAGAAAGGTCATCAATACCAACAACATGATGACCGTTTTCTAGAAGATGTCGTGTATAATTTGCGCCTAGAAGACCAGCGCATCCAGTTACAAATATTTTCATTCTGGTAATTGATAGTCTAACATTAACTTTCTTTGTGTTGCATCATTTTTCCAACTGCATGGATAGACTGGAATATAATCTTTCAGTTCTACCTCATAGACAGTCACATCTGTATCGTATAGCATAGAACAATTCAGGTGCTCCGTCAAGTAAGCATTGGATGTAAAAAGATTTTGAATATTGTGAGAGCATAGTGCTGCAGAAACTGCAAATGTTCCGACACCTGATGTTGCAAGATTTTTTGCAGCAAGCAATGTTGCATAATCTTCAACAACAGACAGTGATTGGAACTTCAATCTCTCAATCTTTTGTAGTTCTGGAACCACGGGATTGTTGCTGTTTGGTTCTACAACGACAATCACATTTTTAAAGTCGTCAATTAATGCAAGATAATATGAGAGTGGATTCTGAACATAGTTGTGTGGTTTTTCATATTCTCTTTCAATAATGTCACCACCACGAATATGAATCACTAAAGTATCCTCATCAAAGGGTTCCATTGTTGGAACTTTGAGATGTGGTTGAATGTAGTTCTTACATACTCTACGCATATTTGCATAGACTTGCTCTTTGCTAATGCCAATTTCATTGCCACCTTCTAGAGTTCCATTATCACAGTGAACTGTGGGTTCCCAGTTATAAAATTTACCCTCAACATGCTGACCGTCTTCACCAAAGTTATAACCAAACTTACCAATGATGTCGTGGTCTAGTCTCTGTTCGAAAGTATGCTTACGACTTTCTGCAAGCATTAAACAATTTGCAGTCTGTTGAATATTATTTCCAACTCTTCCAGCCCAATGAGAAACAGAATATCGCATCACTCATACTCCTTTCTCATCTCTTCAAAGACTTTAGCAATACCTTGGTCCAAAGAAGTCTTTGGCATCCACCATCCAGTAATATACAGGTCTGCTTCGTTTCTCTTGTCCATCTGAACACTGTCTTTTGCAACTCCTGGTTTGATTTTGACATCATCCCTACCAATCCGATTGAACTGTCCTTGAATCATTTCAGCAACAGACTTGATTGAATCATTACGGAAAGAGGTGATGTGAAGTGGGTCAGTAGGTTTGAAATCTGAATAGCAGTTCATCACTGTCTCCAGACCTTCGCAGCAATCTTCTGCATAAAGAAACTGACGCTCTTCTGTGCCATCAGTCATCATCTCAAACTCACCTTCCTCAAATCCTTTACGGATGAAGTCAGTAATAACATGAGACTTTTCTTGGTCCTTCTCTACACCATAAACATTCCAGAACTTAACAGTTAATCCACCAAGAGTTTGAGTATAAAGTTCTCCAACACGCTTTAGAACACCATAAGGAGAGTAACTCATATTACTCATTTGCGATGAAGCAAACACAAATGGCTTACGATACTCTGCAAGATACTGAAAGACATTCACCATTAGTCTTGCATTGTTATTGATGAAATCATAGGTATGTTGATACTTCTTCAAGTATCGAGAACCACCAACATCAAATGCAAGGAAAAATACAAAATCACATACCCGAATGTCGTGCATCAATTTGATGTTCGGAATCTTGGTGAGGTCTTGTTCCTCACCATTCACAACATCAAACTCTGTAACATCGTGCCCCTTGTCACGAAGATACTCTGTCAGATATGCACCAATCTGACCACCAGAACCAAGAATGACTACTTTCATACTCTTTGTAATAGTTTATCTGTCGTTTCCTGAATCAACATCTGCGATTCAATCCAGTAATATGTTTTACGAATACCTTCTTCAAGAGTTTGTGAATAGTCCCAACCAAGTTTTTCACGAATCAAATCGTTGTTAGAGTTGCGACCACGCACACCTAGAGGAGCATCAAGTTTGTGTTGCTTCTCTATAGTTTTACCTGCAACTTTAGCAGCAGTATCTACCAGTTGATTAATTGTCACCATCTCTTCAGAACCAATATTCACTGGTCCAATAAAGTCGGAGTCCATCAGTCTCCGCGTTGCTTCGACGCATTCATCAACGAACAAGAAGGAACGAGTCTGTAACCCGTCTCCCCACACTTCGATGGTTCCACCTTCCTCTGGAAGTTCGGCAACTTTACGGCAGATTGCTGCAGGGGCTTTTTCACGACCACCTTGCCAGGTTCCTTCGGGACCGAAAATATTGTGGTAGCGAGCAACCCTAACTGGAATGCCATAATTGCGATGATAGGCAAAATACAGTCTCTCTGAAAAAAGTTTTTCCCATCCGTATTCGGAGTCTGGGTTTGCTGGATACGCGGACTCTTCACGACAGTCGGGATTATCAGGGTCAAGTTGATTGTGCTCTGGATACATACACGCTGAACCAGAATAGAAGATTTTTGTCTTATTAACTTCTTTCAAATCATTCAGTTGTTTCTGTGCTTCAAGAACATTCAGGTTAATCTGAACGGAGTTATGCATAATGTCTGCGTCATTCTCTCCAGTGAAAACAAAACCTGCACCACCCATATCAGCAGCGAACTGATAGATTTCATCAAAAGGTTCAATGAACTTATCAAGAATTGAATGATAGTAATTACCTCTATATCCAGCAAAACGGATACAACGACGAACTGTATTCAGGTCTCGCAAATCTCCCTGAACAAATTCGTGTGCTTCCGTTTCAGAAAACTCTGGGCGCTTTAAATCAACACCACGAACCCAATAACCTTCGGAACGCAGTTTTTTTACCATATGACTTCCAATAAAGCCACCAGCACCAAGCACAAGTGCTGTCTTCTTATATTCACTCATAGAAAAGTATTCACTCCTAGTATATATTATAGATTATTTGCAGACAGATTGCAACCCAGAATACAAGTCAATCTCCTGCACAAATCCCAAATCTTTCAGTTTGTCTGCATTTAGAGCAAAGTTTTTTGCTTGAACTAATTGATTAAATCGTGGTGTCTCCATTGACAGAAGTTCGCTTTCACTTCCCAAAATTTTCTTACAAAGTTCAATGATACTCCTAAAGGTTAGTGCGTTTCCGCTTGCAATATTATAGATAGAGTTCAGTTCTCCTTTATCCATCACTAGTTTGAGAGCCCTGCAAATATCTTTAACATGCATATAATCTCTCAAATCCTCTCCATTGTTATAAAGAGTAATGGGTTCATTGTTCTTCATCAACTCAATTAAGAACCCAAGCACATTCTTCTTTGCAGAGACTGTCTTATCTTGTCCGTAAACATTTGCAATTCTCATAATGCGATACTTCACATCATAAACTTGGCAGAACGAAATAATCAATTGCTCTGCTGCTCGTTTAGTAATCGAATAGAAACCTCTGGGGTCGCAGAGTGCATCTTCTTTTGCATATAGAATATCAGGTCCATAGACAAATCCTGTGCTGACATAATTGAATACAATGTCCTTGGACTTACAATACTCTAAAGTTTCCATTAGAACATTCAAGTTTGTTCTGACATCTAATGTGACATCTTCCAGAACATTGTAATTAGACGTGGTGCTAATCAAATACAGAATATTATTGGACTCTGGTTTCCGCTCTTCTCTTGGAATAGCAATCACTTCATCAGGGAACAACTCACAAAAGGTTCCACCAATGAATCCTGTGGCACCATAAACAGATGTTTTACTCATACTTATCACACTCTTTTAACGATTCTCCTTTAAGGTCTTTGTCAGACAGAATTGGTGCTGCTACATTCCAATAGATATTCAAGTCTTTATCATTCCACATTAAGGTTCGTTCATATTCTGAATAACGATAGTCAGTGACTTTATACAGCACCTCTGCTTGATGAGAAATAACACAGAATCCGTGAGCGAACCCAGGGGGAACCCACAGTTGTCTTGGTCCTGGAGTCAAGCGAACACCCATCCATTGACCGTATGTGCTTGAACTTTGACGCAAATCTACAATTACATCATAGATTTCACCAGCAATACATCGCACCAGTTTTCCCTGTGGATGTTGAATCTGATAATGCAGACCTCTTACCACATTCTTTGTAGAGATTGAGTGGCAGTCCTGCACGAACTCATAGTTCCCAATAATTTTTTGAATATCACGAAGATTGAAAGACTCTGTGAAAGAACCTCTCTTATCCTCAAAAACTTCTGTTGTGATAATATATGCGTCTTTTAGACTAGTTCCGATTGCGTTCATACCATTCAATTGTTTTGTCAAGTCCATCCTCTAGAGAAAAGCGTGGAGACCACTTCAATTCGTGTCGGATTTTTGTAATGTCCGTGGAATAACGACGGTCGTGTCCTGGACGGTCTTTGACATATTCTATCATATCTTCCGTCATATTCATACGGTCCAGAATCATTCTTACAAGGTCAATGTTTCTGAACTCGCATTCTCCACCAATATTATACTTCTGACCGAACTTACCTTTCAACCATACCTCAATTAATGCTTCACAATGGTCCTGAACGTATAACCAATCACGAATTTGTTTGCCATCGCCATAGATAGGAACTTTCTTACCCGATAAAAGATTGGTAATGGTCTTGGGAATCATCTTTTCGTGATACTGCCTGGGTCCATAATTGTTGGAACAGTTTGTAATCACTGCAGGCAATCCATAGGTATTGTGATATGCCATTACAAAGTGGTCGCTTGCTGCTTTGGATGCGGAGTATGGATTTCTAGGAGCATAGTTTGATTTCTCCGTGAAGTATCCATCCTCAATTGAACCATAAACTTCATCTGTTGAGATATGAATGAACTTCTGAACTTCATACTTCAAAGACAAGTTTAGAAGATTCACAGTCCCATTGATATTCGTCAGGATAAATGGAGAGCAATCCTGAATAGAATTATCAACATGACTTTCTGCAGCAAAGTGAAAGACCGTGGAAGGTTTGTGTTCTTTAAAAACACGCTCACACCCACTCTCATCAGCAATGTCAATCGTATAGAGAAAGACTCTATCTGGAATATTGTGCCAGTCTGCAGCATAAGTCAAACTGTCAATACACACAATGTCTTCTGTGGTGCAGGTGACCAAATGATGAAGAAAATTACTTCCAATAAATCCAGCACCACCCGTAACTAAAACTGTCATCTGTAAATGTTTTAACTCAATATTACTTCTTTATTCCCCAAAAGTAAAGATCGCAAGATGTTCTATTAACACCAAACTCATGAGATGAAAATAATTCCTCAAAGTTAAATTTCTCTTTGAAGTGTTCTTCATTGAGATTCATATAATAGTTGTGCCACTCTTCTTTGTTTTCTCGACCAAGTTGCACCGTTAATGGAGAACATTCTGGATGAGACCCCGATGTGCCATGAGTATGTCTGCCATCAGTAGCACAAGTGAAACAAACAAGTCCATTTGGTTTTGTCATTCTTATCATATTCGCAAATGTTTCTACCCAATAGGGATTATGCTCAAAACACTCTGTCGAAATTGAGACATCATAAGTATCATCGGGATGGTCTAAGTCCTGACCCTGACATACCAAATCAACACCCTGTCCCTCACCAACATCAATACCAAGATAGTCACACTTCTCAAAGAGTGACCGAATCGAACCATTGATATCTAGACTTCCTACCTCAAGAACTTTTTTTCCTGTAAAGAACTCAGGTCTATCATTCTTTAATGATTCTACAAATTCTTGTTGTTCTGGGTGGGCCATAATAGTGTAATATCTTTACTATCTAGGCAATAAAAAAGAGGTTGTTTCCAACCTCCAAAAGTATTCAGGCTCGCCACCAATTCTTTTGCTGGAAATTGGAAACCAGGCGGGGTTGCCCCATCCGCACCAACGGCATTTGGGAGATGCCGTAAACTCATTAAGGGGTCATATTGACTCCACCAGTTCTGTTTAAGTCCATCCGTGACTAAGGGGGTTTACTCCCGACCAGGGTTTTTAGAGACTCTCCATGTCTTCATCATCTTTTATGTAGCAAGGAACTCGATCTGGGTCTAACCATTTTGCATACTCAATGTCCTCCATTGCTGTAGAACATTGCATAACATTATCGAATAGATAGATGTCATTCCAGCGTTTTGTGTATTCGTTTTGTTTTTGTAGGCGATAGTCAGGTTGCCCATTAAGTTCAATGATGCCTGCTTCAACAAAACGATAGCCTTCTCGTTCCAGAAGAACTTTAGTCATACCACCTCAACGGATTCAAGATCATTAGCGACATACTCCATGAGGATTTCATAATCATCAAGAGGGTCACCAGAAAAAACGACACCTTCGTTTTCATAATAGCGACGAACCTTTTTGAAAAGTTTCGGATTCTTTACATCAAGGTAGAATTCGCCATTTGCTGCACCACGGAGAGTGGGAATGTCTTTCTTGAATTTTGCTGTGAGAGTCATTGTTTTGAATGTTGACCTGACTATTATAAAGGTTTGACAGGGTTTCTGTCAAGTGCTCCTTGAGGGGATCGAACCCACCTTAGCCGAATTATGAGTTCGGTGCATTCACCAGATTGCTAAAGGAGCAGGTGGGGGATTTACCCAGCCTCAGAGTTTCCTCTTCACAGGCACGGAACCCCCATAGGGATGCCTGGACTTGAACCAGGATGACTCCGTTATAAGCAGAGCGCATTGACCTTTATGCGACACCCCCAGTCATGAACCCTCTTCGTGGTCAGTGTGGAGACGTATTACTTCATCATCCACACTAGACTCTTCGAATACATGCACGACTTCATTGTAAGGAACAATGACTGCCCTTTTGTTTCCATCTGTTATGATAAATGTTTCGCCATTCTCAACTCTTTCTATCAGAGTATCAAAGTTTGTTTGAAACTCTTCGACTGTAAATTCTTGAAGTTCTGGAAGTTCTGAATTCATTTTCATAAGTGAGTTTTATGAGTCGGGGCGACAGGGATTGAACCTGTGACCTCTGGTTCCCAAAACCAGCATTCTACCGCTGAACTACGCCCCGTTGTTCTTTGAATGTATGTACATTATACCCATGATTGGAGCAACTGTCAATCCTGCTCCACAAAGACCTAACCAAATTGGACTTGATGCTAAAACTTCGACTAGATGAAACATTAGTATCCCCTCCAAGTTTTGAATTCGTAATAGAAATATTGATCCACTGTATTATCCAATGGAGCATTCTCTTCTCGATGAGCCCATTCCACACAGAAATCTACGATACGGTGGTCGTGTAGTGAACTGTGCCCCCACATTCTCACAAATGCTGATGCGGCAAAGTGATATCTCTGTTTAATGTGCGGTTCCATTCCCCTTGTAATCTTTGGAGTCATAATATCCTCCTCGTGTTCCGAAATAAAGTGTTGCTAAAACAAACGGGACTGCAACAAATAATAATAGTCTTCCAAGTAAATGCTCCATTAAACTATTTTCCTAAAGAAACAAAGTCATCATCATCACCATCATCTTCATAACTAGATGGTTCTTCAAATAATTCATCTATCTTTTGTTGTAAGACTTTGCGTTGAAGTTGTTCGATGTCTTCGTCTGTAAATCTAACCACGAGTAATGGGTCTCCTGCTTTAACGTCGTTCATTTCTGGATGCTTCACTTTTGGACTTTTTGAATATCCAGCATGAGCATTCATAATCATCCAACCCTGTGCGATCATTGAAAGTGCAATACCCACAAGCACAATCCAAGGAACTAAAAATATTAATGGAGCGTAATTTTGAGCCATGGTAGTAACGGTGGAATAGCACCGACAAGTCTTAAGAGTCCTTCAGCAAATAAAGCAAGCACCACCCAACCGACGCACATACTAATGATAGAAGCATTGCGATTGTGTCTTCTGATTGCAGCATCGATCATCTCCTGAACTTCAGAACGACTGATAAATTCGTCTTGTGGTTCTATCACAATTCATCTCCAAGAAACTTTGCTAAAGGATCTTTACGTGTTTTGACAATCTCACAAGCTCTATAATAAAACATATTGTTCGTATTTCCAGACTGCTCAAACGTCTCCTTAATCTTCACCCAATTATCATAGGTTCGTTGGTCCATATGAGGTTGAGTATGATACTATTAGTTATAATAGTGTTTATGGTTAATTTGTCAAGTATGTGTTGATTTAAACACAGAGATTACGCAAGAATTGATTGGTTTAAGATGTTATTTTGAGACAACATCATTAAAATTTTAGAGTCTTTTGCACTTCCTTTCACAGAATCATAATAGTCATAATATCCATTATGAAGAATAATAGCATCTTTCAGAGACCCAGTTTCGTTTTGAAGTCTGCGAAGTTTGCTTGCGAGTAACCAGACTGATACTTCATCATCATCAAGTAGTTCTCGCTTGGGAGGAAGTCCTTGTGTAATAAGTTCTTTTAGACCCAGTTGTGCGACACCAAAGGTCTTGACATCAACTGGTTTGCGGTGAAGAATTTCCTCATAGAGAACTGCTGCGATGACATTCTCTGGAATATTGAACTGCTTGCTTGCTTTCTTAATATAAGGAACCAGAGTTTCTAATTTCTCATAACTCATCGCACGAGTCATCGGAACATTCGATACAACGGTGCTAATGACTGTGGGTGTGACAGTTCTATCTTTCACGCCATAGTTACTCAAAGTCTTATTCTGACTATTAAGTGGAATGAAAGATAGAAGTAGAAGTGTAGCAAATAGTGTGCGTTTCATTTTTTAAACGGAGAGGGTGGGATTCGAACCCACGGATGCTTTCACATCGCTAGTTTTCAAGACTAGAGCCTTCAACCACTCGACCACCTCTCCAGACATCAACGAATCTCAAAGTCTAATTTACGAACTTTGCGTTGTCTTCTTGCTTCCTGAAAAGCAAGATCTTGAGAAGAAAGCACATTTGTTTTTTGTGTTTCCTTCAGAGAGTTTAGCATTACAACATGCGATAAGTCAAGTGCTGAAATTTTATCACCACGAATTGTTGCCATATTTGGACAACCACAAGTTACAGTTTTTGATGGGTGTCCGACTATTTCTCTATTGCAATCTTTGCATCTTATTGAAATCATTGTTCTTCATCCTAATCATTGTAAATGCGCTTTGAGTTGCCAAATAAATTTACCATGAGATTCCATTAAATCTTGAACCAGATTTGCTGTAGCATATTGCTTTTGAGTATCTGCTTCTTCAGAAATCTCCACCATCATCTCACAAAACTTTTCATTGTTCTCAAGAAGTTCTGAGAGCATATTATTTGCTGTCGTTGAACTTGCTGCTTCTTTAATCTGGGTGACCTCAAGCATTCTGGAAAGAGAGCTGAGAGGTTTAATATTCAGATATCTCATATGTTCTGAAAGACGGTCAATCTCTTCAAACATAGTTTCATACTGCCCACCAAACAATTGATGCAGTTGTGTAAAATCAGCACCAACTACATTCCAATGAAATGCCCAAGTTTTATGAAACAAAACAAAAAGTGATGACTGAGCATCACTTAAGAGTTTAAATAGTTTTTCCATTATACTCTTTTTTTAAATATTTATCAAGTGGGCGATGAGGGATTCGAACCCCCGACCCTCTCCGTGTAAAGGAGGTGCGCTACCACTGCGCTAATCGCCCGTATTGTGTATTTCTCTATGGCAATTTGCACAAACAAGAATACACTTTTTTGCTTCTGCTCTTTGTTTTTCTAGAGAAGCAGTAGATCCAATTATACCACCTTCCTTAACAGAAGGATCTAAATGGTGAAACTCTAGTGCTGCCATACACTTATCATAACCACATTTGGAGCAACAGTTTCCTGCTTCTTCTTTAAGAATTGCCATATTCTTTCTGCGGGTTGCTGAAACACGGTCTCCCATTTTCTTTGCCCACATTGGATTTTTTGCTTTTCTTTCTGCGTATGTTCTAGTTTCTGGCATTTTACTGGTATAACTTTATTTATTTATACCAGTAACTCCCCCGACAAGATTCGAACTTGTGACCTGGAAATTAACAGTTTCTCGCGCTACCGCTGCGCCACAGGGGAATGAGGAGAAGGAGAGCTCTTGGGCGAACCCGCAGGAATCACTTCTCCAGAGCGAATGACGGGGATCGAACCCGTGACACCAACTTGGAAGGATGGGATGTTACCGCTACACCACATTCGCAATAAACTTATTGTACTTTATTTCTCTCCGTATGTCAATCCATATTTGGTAAGAATTTCGGGAGAATATTGTTCTGGAGCAACAACATCAGATTCAGACCTCTTCTGTTGTTCTAAAAGATAAACACGATTACGAAGTTCAGTAGATGAATACTGATGACGCCTCAAATGAAAGAACAATTCAATTCCATTGTCAATACAATACTGCTTACCAGTAAAGTCTCTGTCCTTGTATTCCTCACTTAAGAAACGAATATTAATTGTTTGAGTTTGAATCAGATTCAGTAAGTCTGCTTCAGTCTCATATACAAGGATTTCATCAACATATTTACATGCTTGAAGTTGCACGTAACGTTCATAGACAGACTGAACTGGTTTATTCTTCACACCAGGACGATCAATGGTTGGGTCAACTTGAAGTGCGACTTTAAGATAGTCGCACATTTCCTTCTCCATCTTAAGCATCGTGACATGCCCAGCATGAAATAAATCAAATGAACTGCAGTTAAATCCTATCTTCATACATCTAGAATAAATGAGGCGTTCCGAGAGGGACTTGAACCCCCGACCAACTGCTTAGAAGGCAGATGCTCTATCCATCTGAGCTATCGGAACATGAGAGTATTCTATCAGTCCTTGGGACAGTCGTCAACCCAGACCGCACAGATTCTCATTTCTCCACCAAGCAGTCTCTGTGCCTCACTGCCGTCTGGTGCTTTTTCCACATACTTTGGTTTATATTTTTTGTTGGACTCTGTAATAATGCGATCATACTCTGGTGTGACTTCATCAATCGCACGATCAACATCACGTTTAATTCTACGTTCTAACTTTGCAGGGTCTTTAATTACAAACTCATTGAGTATTGTTCCTGGAAAATATTTTCTTTGGATTTCATCTAGCAAGTCCCAAAGTCCATCTTCGGATACTCCAGTGCATTGTGAGAGTGCTGCAATAATAGATGATAGTACAAGTCCTATTATAGCATATTGTTTTATATCTGGTTTCTTTTTTCCAAAGTTAATCATAAAGGGGAGTTGCAGCACTCCCCTTATTTATTCTATTGTATCAAACTTCTACCGTGATCAGCTTGGAAGCATACTCATATGCATAAGATGTACGAGCACCATGATGCCCCCATCCGATCCAACTATACGCATAGTCCATATAGCGATTGATTGATTTGCCAGGAGTTTTCATCTTCTCCTCAATCTTTTGCCATTGAACTTCAGTCGTTAGATAACGAAGTTGCGTTTCAAGTGATGATGGCGAACCACCATACTTTCTAGCAAAATCACCCAATCCATAATAACGATTGGCAGATGTCCATTGAATCAGTCCGTAACCGCCGTAGCAATTACGCCAACTGGTTCTGCTACCACCCTCACAAATGTTAGGAACAAAAGTTGATTCCTGACGAATATTGCCCATGATGGTAGCAAGGGCGTTTCTGTCTTTAATACCACGATCCTGGAAGTATGCCAGGGTAGCATTCTCATGTTCATTACACCCTTTACAAATTAGCCTTTTCTCTTTTGGCTTTTCAGCGGGAGCAACCTCTTTGGTCGCTGTCGGTGTTTCAAACTCCTTAATGATTGAGAATGGCACTGGAGGTGCCGTCAGAGGAGGAAATATCGGCAGTGTTGCCACGTTGGTTGTAACCGTTGCCAGGAGAGGCAGGGCTACAGTAAAGAATTGTTGCACTAGGTTAAATTGAACTCTACATCCGTATAGGAAAAGCGCACTTCCCCCTTCTCAGGGGGCAGATCCCACGGCTCTAAATCAAATCAAAATCTCATTATGAGAAAACCCACTCTTTTGAAGTGGGTTTAAAGCATTATAAGTGATTATTTAGGATTTGTCAAGATTCTGGTTCTAGGGAAACAATTTCCAATTCATCATCCTCTGGCTCAATCCACTCATAGAACTCTGCCAAAATAGCGCGGGCATCATCTTTTGGTACATCCATATTTGCAGCGCGGTCAAGAGACCATGCTCTCACATGTGCAACAATGTCTTCAGTCGTTGCGTTCATAATAATCTTTTCGGAAGTACCGATTGAGGATGTTGCTATTGTAGTACCTGGGTATTCCGTTGTCAAGAGATTCAGTGAGGACATTATGCGCGAAGAGTTGTCTTGTCTCTTCGAAGTTAGTTTTGCCCTTTGTTTTATGTAATGATAAAATAGTGCGCGTAAAATTCTCCCTACCATACTTATCTACATCTTCCTTAAGTTCTGGACATGATCCGTAGTATTTTTTCCAATCAGACTCCGACTTAACTTTTCTAGATTTTCCTCTTGGTGTGCGGAAACTCCAGAAATACTTTCGACCAATATAGTCACGACCAGTCTTATTGCAATGTATATGATATACAAAGCCAAAATAATCTTGAATATCATCTGAACCAAATACTTCTCCATTATAGGTCCAAGGATTTTCATAGTCAATATCTGTACTCATCAACAATATGCAAGACTTCATCCAGATATTTATGAGCAAGTCCCTTCATATCCATATCATGACGAATGTGCTCTGTATGAAGTTGATGCTTAAGTTTTAAGATACGAATCTTAAATTCATCTTTCGTTATTTTATTTTTAGCCATGAAAAAGAGGAGACTATTGCTCCTCTATGTAGTCATTATTGCTCATCCAATCTTTACAATAGTCATAATCTCCAAACAAATACTCATCGCAAGCAGCTGCTTCACGGTAAGCATCTAGAATTGATTCATCATCAAAGTTGGAATCCTGCGAAAGTATCTTTTTTGACATCTTGTTTAATTCCACCAACGACATAAGATTCTACTTCCGTTTCTTGTGGTGCCACTTGGAGTCCTTTGGAAGAAATCCAGTGTTGCGTCCATGGAAGAGGATTGTTATTTGCTGAAATATCATACTGTGGTTTGAGACCAATCGCTTTCAGTCTACGATTTGCAATCCATTCAACATACTGCTGTAACAGTTTGTCATTCAGACCAATCATCGAACCATTCTTAAACAGATAGTCAGCCCACTTTTTCTCTTCATTGACTGCACGGTCAAACATCTTATAGGTCCACTCTTCTTCTTCTTTCATAATCTGCTTCATCTCTGGGTCGTCACCATCACGCCATTTGTTCAGAATATTTTGAGTGATGGCAAGATGCTGGTTCTCATCACGAGCAATCAGTGAGATGATTTTTGCAGAACCCTCCATCAGTTTCAGTTCGCCAAAAGCAAATGAACAGGCAAATGAAACATAGAAACGAATACCCTCCAGAATGTTCACATTGGCAACAGCACGATAGAGTTTGCGCTTTACATCATTCAGAGTTTGTTGTGCGGATGGAACACCTTCCAATTGATGCTGCCACTGATGACCAGACCCATATTCCTGAGCGGACTGAATGAAGTCATCATAGGACTCTGTAACGCTCCTAGCACGCTCTAGAATGCGCTCATCGCCAATAATAGTGTCAAACACCTCACTGGGGTCTGAATAAACATTCTTAATGATGTAAGTATATGAGCGACTATGAATCATCTCCATGAATCCCCATACCTCCATACATGCCTCCAGTTCAGGTAGTGAGCAATAGGGAATAAATGCCATACCAGGACCACGACCCTGAACGGAATCAAGCATAATCTGATACTTCAGATTGGAAGTATAGATGTGTTTTTGTTCTGGACGAAGAGTGTGATAATCACCTCTATCTTTTTGAAGAGATACTTCCTCTGGTCTCCAAAAATATCCCAGTTGTTGAGTGGTTAGTTTGTCAAAAACTGGATATTTGTAAGAGTCATATCTCTGA